GTAGAACGCACGATACAGCGTGTCAAAACCAAAAGGGAAATGCCAATTTTCAAATGCAAATGCTCACCAGGAGACGAGATACTTATCTCAAGCGTGACAATCAAATATGTCGAGGGCGAGGGGATCGTTCACGATGCACAGTGTGAAAAGTGCGACAGTTATATGCAGCTCGCATATCCAAAAGATGGAGAGTGCGCTGGCTTCACTTCAAATAATATGGGACAACTTTAAAAACTATAAAATGACAGATTTACAACAATCAATCTATGATCTCAAGCTCTTGCAGTATGGAGCTATGAAAACACTCACTCCTGGAGTTCAGGCGATGATATACACTCTCAGTTGCGTAGAGTCGGAGGAGCAGATACTCCAAAAGTATTGTGATATTCATGGCACGTGCTACATGGTGACAGGCAAGAGTGGCGATGTATACAGCAGAGCCCGTCCAGAGTGGCAACAGCTCAAGGAGGCGAGGATGCGAAAACAAGCAATTATCGCTCACCTGGAGAGATGGGCTGGAGATGGAGTCGAGGGAGAGGATGAGCTTAAGGAGTTTCTTCAGTGAGCTACTATTTTGACGAAGACGCAGCAGATAAAGCTGTATTATTTATAGAGAAATTCTGCTCCCATGTTAAGGGAGAGCTCGCTGGTGCTCCATTTATCCTCGAGAAGTGGCAAAAGGAGGATATCGTGCGTCCTCTGTTTGGCTGGAAAGATGAGGAGACGGGATTGAGGCGATATCGCTTCTGCTATGTAGAAATCCCTCGAAAGAATGGCAAAAGCAACCTCGCAGCAGCTCTCATCCTTTATCTACTCTTCGCAGATGGAGAGCCAGGAGCAGAGCTAATCTCCGCAGCTGGAGACAGAGGACAGGCAAATATCGTCTTCAGCATAGCTCAGGAGATGATTAAGAATAATAAACACCTTCGCTCTCGCTGTAAAGTGCTACGCAATACAATCGAGTACAAAAGTTCTTGGTACAAAAGTATTTCAGCGGAGGCATACACGAAACATGGCTTGAATTGTCATGGTATCATCTTCGACGAATTACACACGCAAAGTCATCGTGATTTATTTGACGTTCTCACGACTTCAGTAGGCTCGAGGAGGCAACCAGTGATAATCGCGCTGACTACAGCTGGTCACGATAGAGCGAGTATCTGCTACGAGATGCACGAGTACAGCGAAGCGGTATTAAATGGCACGATAGAAGATGACACGTTTTTACCTGTACTCTACAGAGCTGATCCAGACGACGACTGGACCAAAGAAGAGACATGGAAGAAAGCTAATCCAGGTTATGGCACTATATGTAACAAAGCGTACTTCACAGATGCGGTAAAGAAAGCGAAAAGCAATCCCTCGATGATTAATAGCTTTATGCGTTTACACCTCAATATCTGGACCAGCTCAGAGAGTGCATGGATCCCAGATGAGATATTTATGAAGGGCGCAAAAGACATCCCATACGACAGATTACCGAGTTTACCAGCTTACGGAGGGCTCGATTTAGCGAGTACTCAAGATTTGACAGCGTTCGCCCTAATCTTTCGAGATGACGAAAATAAGTGCTTTTATCTCCTCGTGCACCAGTTCGTAAACGCTGAAAAGGCACATTCTAAGAAGTTAGCAGCTGGAATCGATTATCTGCAATATCAGAGAGATGGAGATATAACGATCTCTCCTGGTAANGTCACAGANTACAGAGTNGTAAAGCANTACATCCTNGACCANTGNGCNAAATATGACGTTCGNGAGATAGGTTTCGATCCGCGATTNAGTACATACATNGTCGCNGAGCTCGTCGAAGATGACATTGTTATGGTTCCTATGGCTCAGAATATAACGAGCATGAATGGACCTACAAAAGAGTTCGAGATGGAAGTTATGAGGGGTAATATCATTCATGGAGGGAATAAATGCCTAAGATGGCAGATGGGATGCGCTGTAATATATACAGACGTAAACGAGAACAAGCGAGTCACCAAAGAACAGAAAGAAAANAANAAAGTNGATGGNGTTATAGCNTCNATTATCGCTATGAATAGNTANGTACAGAACACAATCGANGGNGATGATGAATACTTATTNGANATNTTNTCTCTATAAAACTTGACTTTACCGNNTATTTGTCGTATACTCCGCGCGAATGAGCACATTTACAGACAGAATCAAGGCGTTATTTCGTAGAGTTGGACCTTTCGATCCAAATACAATCGCTTCTGAAATGGGGCTTTATCCGATGACAAAATCGGGTGCTACAATTAACGAAAGTAGCGCGATGGCGATAAGCACTGTTTATGCCTGTGTATATAAGATATCCTCAACGATTGCTTCTCTTGGCTTAGAGGTTTATGAGCGTGAAGGGCGCAATATCGTACAGGCAAACGTGCATCCAGCTTACAACCTGGTTAAAATTAAACCAAACAATCACCAAACAGCTTACGAGTTCTGGGAGTCTATCACAGCGAGTGCTGTAATTTATGGCGTAGGTTATGCAATAATCGAGAGAGACGACAGAGGGCACGCGACTCAGTTAATCCCTGTACACTATTCAGATGTAGACCTCCGCAACGTAAAAGGCGAGAGGGTTTATAGCATTAAGGATGTTGGGATAGTACGTCCTGAGAATATGCTTGAGATATGCAACCTCCAGCGAATGAGCCCGATTCGATTACATAGAGAGAATTTAGGTCTCGCGAAAAGTGCACAAGATTTCGGAGCTGAATACTTTGGTCAATCAGGACAGATGACTGGTGTTCTCTCTTCAGAGCAACCACTTAAAAAGGAGCAGATGGACGTGATCCAGGGCTCATGGAATAATGGAGCAGCTCAAGCTGGTACAAAGCTCATGCCTTTTGGCTTTAAATATCAAAGGATCTCAATCTCTCCAGACGAGGCGCAGTTCATTCAAACTCGCTCTTTTCAAGCTGAAGAGATATGTAGAATCTTTAACGTACCTACAGCACTCGTCCAGTTACCTTCACAAACCACATATAACAACGTAGAGCAGCAAAATCTCATGTTTGCTCGACATACTATCGTGCCCTGGACGCAAAGAATAGAACAGGAAATCGACAGAAAGTTAATCCCCTCATTCGATAGAGATGTAATTTTCAGCAAGTTTAAGCTCTCCGATTTACAGAGAGGAGATAGTGCGGCTCGTGCAAATTACTTCACTCAGATGCTACAGAATGGAGTATTAAGTATAAACGAAGTGAGACAGGAGGAGCAGCTCAACCCCGTAGAGGGTGGAGATGTACACTGTGTACAAGTTAACCAGATTGCGCTCGATAAGTTACAAGCTTACAGCGAGTCAATCTCTAAAAGCAATGAAGATGGATGATGAGAAAAGAGACGAGCTATTAACAGCAGCCCACTACTCAAAATATGATAGCACTCTCGAAGTACGGGAGGAGGACGGAGAAATGATAATCGAAGGATATGCAGCTCTCTACAACAGCGAGACAGACCTCGGAGTATTTAGAGAGAGTATCTCTCCAGGGGCGTTCGATGATGTACTTAATGACGACGTTCGCGCTTTAATTAATCACGATCCCTCGCTTATTTTAGGGAGGAGTTCAGCTGGTACTCTTGAGCTCTCAACAGATGAGCATGGATTGAAGTATAGAGTAAAACTGGGAGAGCAGCAATATGCAAAAGACCTTTATACAAGTATTAAGAGAGGTGATATCTCGCAATCTTCGTTTGCGTTTTACGATTGAAGATCAGAGCTGGAGCGAAGACAGGAGCACGCGGAAAGTTGAGAAGGTGGCTAAATTATTGGACGTTTCGCCAGTGACATATCCAGCTTACAAAAGCGCGACAGTGGCTGCACGAAAAGAGGAGGAGACCAAAAGAAATAAGAACAGCTAGAAGTTGAAAGCAGCGAAGATAGAATAAAAGTGTTAAAATTAATAAAGTAAAAAACAATAGTATGGATTTAAATGAAATGAAGTCTCTTCGAGCTAAGAACTACGAGGAGCACGTGTCTTTAATGGCTACAGCTGACAGCGAAGGTCGTGAGATGACAAACGAGGAGGAGGCGAGAGCTGACTACTTAGAGAGCGAGAATGTACGTCTTGACAACAAGATTAAGCGTCGTAAAGCTCATGAAGATATGATTGCACGTCAAGCACATTTTGCTGGGAGCTCAGTATCTGAGACAAAAGAGTTAGATAAAGTTAATCGCTCATTCTCTCTCTCGAGAGCTGTGCAAGCGGTTTCTCATGGCAAAGGACTCGAGGGTGCTGAAGCGGAATGGGCTCAAGAGGCTCGCTCTGAGATGCAGTCACGAGGCATTCAGATGAGTGGTCAGATTGGTATACCTGAAGCTGCATTATTTCGTGCTGGAGATCAGGACGATTTTCAAGCTACTTCAGGAGATGGAAGCGGATTCGTTTCGACACAAGTTCCTGGAGTAATTGAGGCTCTTAGAAGTCCAACAGTTATTGAGATGCTCGGAGCGACAACAATTAACGGAGCGACTGGTAACTTGAAGTTCCCTCGTGTAAGCGCAAAAGCTGGAGCAGCTGAGCCAAGTGATCCAGATAACGAAGTGGGAGCAGATGCTGGCTCAGGTTTACAGCTTGACGAGGTTACACTCTCTCCTGTACGTGTTGCGAATACAACGAAGTTCTCTAAAATGTTAATTCAACAGGGAGGCTCTGAAGTAGATACACTAATCGCTCGTGAGCTCGCTGCTGGTATTAATACGAAAATCGATCAGCAAGCATTCGCTAAGATTGTATCTGGAGTCACAGCAGTAACTCCTGTTAATGCAGCTGGAGGAGCACTTGCAGCTGCTGACTTGTTTGGCATGGAAAAAGCAGTTATAGCAGCCGGTGGTAATATGGCAAATGGTAAGTGGGCAATGAGTCCTATCGGATGGCAAATCTCTCGTGATCTCGCGACAGTGGACAATATTAACGCTTTTTGGAGTGGTCAATCTTTCGATGGCTTTCCAGCTGTAGCATCGCCAAACGTTCCAACAGGAACAGCATCGACTGGAGATTTAATCTTCGGAGATTTCGCTGCTGGCTTAATGCTCGCTTATTTTGGCGGTCTTGACGTCTTAGTGGATCCATACTCAAGTGCATCGAACGGGCAAGTTCATTTACACTTGAATAAGTTTTATGATTGTGAAGTGCGTCAAGCTGGTGCATTCTCAAGGATTACGAACGTAATTTAAGAAGTTAAACAATAACAGGAACGGGGGGCGAGTTGACGCTCGCTCCCTCTTTTTGTATAATACTCAGATATGAAGTTTACAGTAGCAGATAACCCCACAGGAACTAATATCGTATCTCTCGCAGATATGAAGGAATTTTTGCGTGTAGACCATAGCGATGAGGACACAACAATATCAGAGATTATAACAAGCGCAGCAATCGCTGTACAAGATTATACGGGGCGAGTTTTTGTGAGTACTACGTACACTCTCAATCTCGATTACTTCCATAATACAGAGATACCAGCTGAAATAGGATCTGTTACGAGTGTAACGTACTACGACAGCGCGAACGCTGAACAGACTCTGGACGCTTCAAAGTACTACTATGACGCTTCGAGAGAGCCAGCGCGGATTGCTTTCCTGGATCCTCCATCGACTTTCGACGATAGATTTAATGCTGTTACGATTACGGGAGGCATGGGAAAACAAGCAATCCCTCCAATAAAGCACGCAATAAAAATGCTTGCATCGCATTACTACGAAAACAGACGGGCTGTAATCGTAGGCGTTAAGGCTTCAAAAATTCCATTAGGGATAGAGGCAATACTAAACCCGTACAGAATTATCTCCCTTGTATGAACATCGGAGCACTCGATAGAAGGATAGTTTTACAACGCCCTAACTCAGTAGCAAATGACTATGGAGAGAAGGTCGTAACCTGGCTCACGTACGCAACAGTTTGGGCTGCGATAGATCGCAAGCCATCAGCGACAGAGCGAGTCAGCGGAGAGCAGATGCTTTCCTTTCAGCAAGTCGTTTTCAATATACGCTATTCAACTACAGTTAACATCCTCGAGGCTTCTCACAGAGTGAGCTACGATGGCAAGATATATAACGTCCTGGGAGTTCAGGAGGTCGGCAGACAGGAGCAGTTGCGAGTCGTCACAGAATTACGCGAGAACTCATGAGTGTAACTGTCACAGGAACAAGTGAGCTGTTTAAAAACATTGACAAGCTCGCGAAGTGGAGCGTTAAAGATTCCAAAGCTCTCCAGGATGTAGGGCACAGAGTAGGTTCAGTTTATGCTAACTACATCAAAGCTAATGTTAAGGACCTCGGGAAGGATATCTCTGTCAGAGGTACGACTGTAATGAGTGGACAGCTCAGGAAATCGGGCGGTACATGGCAACCAGATAAGAACTCAAATACTATCATGGGGGGTCCGCGTACAAATTCAATTGGGCGTAGAAAAACAAAGAGATACGAGGACGGCTGGTATGCTCACATAGTTGAAAAAGGTGATTTCGGTCCAAGATTTGGAGGGAAGCACAGGACGCAAAATACAGGCGTGTTCTCTCGAGGCATGAAGGCGACAACGAATAGGAGTTTAAAGCTCCAGGAGATACTACTTAAAAAGAACTTCGCAAAATACACTAAGAAGTTATGACAGTCGGAAAAGCTATATATAACATCCTCACAAACGACGCGACAGTGAGTGGAATAGTTGGAACGAATATCTATCCAGAGATAGCTCCTCCTAATATCGATGTGCCGTATATCGTGTACAGCGTTCTGTCGAATAGTCCAAGCGACTCAAAGGAGGATGGCGGAGCTGTAGACGTTTCTAACATCGAGGTGTACAACTTCCAAAGCACGTACAATAATGCTATAGATTTAGGCGTGGCTGTTCGTGCTGCACTCGATCGTAAAAATGGAACGTATGGAGGCGTAAAAGTTCAAAGCATTCAATATGCCAACGAACAGATGGACGTCAACGAGACGAGGCACATCTGGGTGTCAATACAAGATTACTCAATAAGAACTAAAAATATATAATATGGGAGATTTAATTGTTAATCACTGGCAAGCTATTTTGTTTGCTTTATTAATCGCAGCGAGAGCGATCTTTTCTCTCGTGCCGTCAGACAATCCAGCGGTCAAAATATTTGGATGGATAGATATAATAATAACAGCACTTGTCGGAGGTGACAAGCGTAAAAACAAAAAAAGATAATGTCACAAACAACAGGATTAATTAATGGTTCGAATCTACGGATCATGTTAGCAGAGGATGGAAGCGCGCCCGTAATGGTCGACAACATCACAGATTGTAGTATCTCAGTCTCGAGCGAAATGAAAGACACGAGCGTAAAAGAGGATGGAGGATTTAGAGCTGTGCTCCCTGGTAGAGTTTCAGCTACAGTTAACTTTACAGCTTACTTCGAGGAGGCTGCTACGACTGGATATGTTCAGATTATGCCTTTTCAATTAGCTGGAACGAAGCTCGACGCAAAGTTCACACAGATGATTGGTACAGCTACAACAGAGAACACAGGTGACCACGCATTCTCATTTGAGGCGTACGTTGTAAGTTGCGACTTGAACGGAGGCGTCGAAGATACAGCGACTTACTCTGTGAGCTTGGAGGTTGTAGGAACTATAACATACGCAGCTATATCGTAATATGAAAATCGAACTCAATAACATAAGCTATCCAGTAAAGGCTACGATGAGAGCCTGGAGAGCATTCGAGAAAGCCACGGGAGTTAAGGTTGTCGAAGTTGACGCTTCAGATATCACTTTGATACCAGAGCTAATCTATTACTTTGTAGTGGACGGATGTAAGGCGCAAGGTATGGAGTTCGGCTTAGATGTAGAGGAGTGGCTGGGAATGATTCAGGTAAACGATTTACCGAAATTAATCGCAGTCATGGAAGAGGCGATGGGAGGAAGCTCTAAAGCTGGAGGAAAAAAAAAGGCAAAGATGAGCCGATAACGTGGAGAAGGATAGAGGAGTTAGGGCTGGGCTTATTGGGGCTCAGTCCTAAGTCCCTCTACTCTCTTACGTTTAAGGAGTTCGGGAATGCTGTGCGTGGAAAGAAGGAGAGCGAGGAGATGCTGGAGCGTTCCAATTGGGAGCGTACCAGGTGGCAAACTTCGCTACTCTTAAACGTCCACACAAAGAAAGGGAGTAAAATATCGCCCAAAGATTTAGCGGTATTCCCTTGGGAGAAGAAAGAGAAGAAAGCGAGAAAAGAGAATAAAGGCTGGGATATGTTCAAAGCTCTCGCAGTTAAAAAGAAATAAGATGGCAAAGCTTGGAGATTTAGTTGTAAGGATAGGAGCAGATACACGAGGCTTAAATAAGAGTCTTGGTAAAGTCCAGCGCAATATGCGTTCGATGACGAGTAACTTCACGAAGCTCGGCACTTCTATGACTAAAGCTATAACGCTTCCCTTGTTAGGGATTGGAGCGATGGCTGTTAAGAGCGCAGCGGATCTCGAGAAGATGGAGACAAGTTTCATCTCTCTCACTGGAGGAGTTGAAGAGGCTGCTGCTATGATGAAGCAACTCAATGAGTTTACAGCTAAAACACCTTTTCAGATAGATGCGGTTGCGACATCAGCTCGACAGCTTATCGCGTCAGGGACAGGGATCGCAGAGGTTAACGAACAGCTCCAGTTCTTAGGAGATATAGCAGCTACAACAGGAAATCCAATTAATGAGATTGCAGCTATCTTCGCAAAGGTTAACGCCAAAGGTAAGGTTGAGCTCGAAAATTTAAACCAGCTCGCAGAGAGAGGCATTCCAGTATTTGAAGGCTTAGCGAAGGCGACTGGTTTGCTTCCAAGTGAGCTTGGAGCTGGAGCTGTAAGCGTTGAGCAGTTTAACGACTTTTTAAAGGGTTTATCTGAAGAAGGGGGCTTTGCAGAAGGTGCGATGGAGAGACTCTCTCAGACGGCCTCTGGTAAGTTCAGTACAGCGATGGATAACTTGAAGCTCGCTGGAGCTGCGCTCGCGGAGTCTCTGCTTCCTGTCATAAGCGACTTATTAGATTACGTGGTGGAGCTCGCGCAAAGTTTTGTTAATCTCTCTCCAGAGACTAAAAAAATGATTTTAATTTTCGGGGGCGTTGTCTCNGCTCTCGGACCGTTGCTTGTTATAATCCCTNAAATAATCGCGGGTCTTCCATTAATAACAAGCGCTTTCGTTGCTATGACTGGTCCAATAGGATTGGCTGTTACAGGAGTTACAGCTCTTATCGGGACAGTTGCTGCACTTGTTAAAGCAAACAAAGATATTCCCTCTACACTTGAAAGAGCGAATCAAGCGGTAAGGGATCACAGCACAGAGGTGCGGTTTTTGGTAGGTCAGTATAAAGACGAGACGAAATCTCTTGAAGATAGGAAAAGAATCTTAGGAAGGCTCGCAGAGATTGACGCGACACACTTTGGAAACTTAGAAGCTGAAAATACAACGTATAAAGACCTTGTAAAAAACTTAGACGCTTACACAAGCTCTCTTCGTGCAAGTTACTTAGAAAAAGCACTCTCGGAGGAGGGCTCTGAGCTTATGTCTAACCTGGTTAAAGCAGAGGAGAAGATTATTGATAAACGTATAAACCTACAAAAGGGTTATGACGAAAACTGGAATCAATTAGAGATAAATGCTCGTGAAAACGCTTTACGAAATGCAAAATTAGGAAGAGATAAAGCTTTGAAAGCTCTTGAAGATTTCGAGATAAAAAAGTTAGAGCTCCTTAAAAAGTATGCAACTAAAACAGAGACAGCGACTGGAGGAGCTGGAGGAGCTGGAGGAGCTAAAGGAGCTGGAGGAGGTGTTGTCATAATACAACCTGAACAGATTGAGCTCCTGGAAAAATTAACTCTGACACTTATTCCGTTACAAAATGGTTTAAATACTTTTGAATTAGCTGTTGAGAATACAGCTGAGAAGGTCGCAGAAAGTGTCAGCACTATGGCGGATGATATGAACCAGGCAATTAGCTCTGGAGTTGCTACTATGATAAGCGGAGTCGCGGAAATGGTAGGTACGGCTATAGGAGCTCAAAAACCGATTGAGAACATGGGGGCTTTTCTTGGCAACACTCTCGGAGATATGGCGATACAGCTTGGTAAATATGCAATCGTACATGGTACAGTTATAGAAGCTATTAAAAAGAGTTTGAAGGATCTCAACGGAGTCACAGCGATAGTTGCTGGTACACTTTTGATAGCTCTCGGAGCTGGTATAAAAGGTCAAATAGCGAAAGCTGCTGAGAGTGCTGGAATCCCAGCTCTCGCGGAGGGGGGGTTGGCATATGGTCCAACTCTCGCAATGGTCGGAGATAATAAAGGCGCGAATATCGATCCCGAAGTTGTGGCTCCTCTCTCAAAGCTAAAGGGGATGTTAGGAGGTAACGCTGTGGAGGTATACGGGCGTATCTCAGGGGATGATATTGTATTAAGTAACTCGAGAGCTTCACGAGACAGAAACAGATTTTAAATGAGTTATACTATAGGCACATCCGAGTTTACAGATTTAAAAAATACAGATTGGAAGGTTAAAATAGTAAGCGTTCCCGATCCTGGGATTGGTAGCTCTCCCTTTTCTCTCGGTCCAGATGGCTTCAGCTTAACTTATGATTTCGATGAGTACGATAGATGCAAACCGATTGTAGGGAGTAGAGTACAGATAACTCTATATCACCCTACAGATACAAGCGTGTGCAATTTATTCGATGCCTTTTATAACGCTCTCGACACAGCTGAAGAGGGTACTTATAGAATAGAGATTTACAGGGATCCAGACTCAGCGAACGAGCTGTGGTGGGCTTGTGCGATCATGACAGCACAGACAGTGATACCAGACGACTATCCACACGCTCCAGTTACTCTCACAGCTGTTGACGGGTTGGCTAATTTAAAGGGCATTGACTACAACAACGATGGAGCAGCGTACACTGGTACAGCTCTCGTTCTGGAGCACTTGCACAACATTATACAAAAGCTACATATCAGCGACATTTGGACCGCATCAGATGTAGAGCTAAAGTTCTTTGAGGATTACATCGGTAAGGAGTACAAAGATCACATCGCTGGAGCTCAGAATAAGCAGCTCGAGAATGCTAAAGTACATCACAACACGTTCTATAATAAAGACGAGGATGGAGTAAAACAATACTTCTCAACCTATGAAGTCTTAGAGAGTTTAGCAATTGCATTTAACTCTTCAGTTTTTATGGCTCAGGGCTCTATCTGGTGGGTTCCTTTGGGAGCGATTCAATCACACGCCTCGAATGGTACATCTATTGCTAACTATATGCTCGGAGATGGAACGAGGACATACAACACAGTAACAAACGTTACAACGGGAGCGATATTTGGTACTAACTCCGCGCAATGGGAGAAGCTTAAAGGATGGGAGAGAACAAGTGCGCCCTCATTTAAGGAGGTGTTAAGAACAAGAGAGTACCAGGGAAACAAACCAATAGTAAGAGACTCAATATATACAAAAGCTAATTTATTAGCTGGTACTGTTCTCGATGATGAGGATATTGATTATCCAGCAGAAACAAGATTTTTAATATCTGGTTTTATAACGTACAAATATCCAGGAGATGGAACTTCCACAGATGACGACAGGGTTTCGCGTTTAAAATTAGCTGTGAAGCTTAGATTAGGAGACTCAGGAGGTACAGAGAAGTATCTCGCTCGAGCAGTTACTTTCGATGATACAAATGTCTCTTATGCGATGTTTTATAACTCTCTTAGTGATACCGATCCAGATACTCCTCAGTTTTATGATCCAATCTACGCTGCATCATCTTGGGAGTCAGGAGTAAGTACAACAGATATCGTTAGCGATGTGTTTGATAAGAGGCTTGGAACGAACGCCCCAAACGACGGAGATGCTGGAGATATAAATTACATCCCTTTTAGTATTTTAACAAGTGAGCTCGCAGCTCAAGCTACAGGATTACAGCTCTCAGCGACAATATCTGGACTAAATGTATATGGAGCTAATGACTCTGATTTAGTTGACGGAACAGCAGAGATCACGCTTGGAGAATTTGCTGTATATGTATACGATCAAGACTCCCCACAAGAATTTGACACTTTAGAAATTAAAGCGACTAATCCAGACAGCGCGAGATATATACACGCTCAAGGCAGCACTCTTGTAGGGGATAGGATTACAGATAATGATTTGGGTACGATATCAATTAATAATGGCACTAATTACGTAGACTCCACAGAGTGGACCAATTTGCAGAGCTCAACAGCTGAATTATCAATTAATGGTTTGGGAGTACGCGAGAGGCTCGCATCTAATGAAAACGCGAAAAGGATCGAGAGAGGTACGTTATACCAGAGGGGATCGACTTACATACATCCTTACACGATACTAACTAACACAGCAGATAGCGGAAACTTTTACCAGGTTACAGGGCTCAACTATATAGCGAATCGCTGTGAGTACGATCTTCAATGTATGTTTCTCTCTCGTGATATAACAGGAATAACAGTTGCGCAAGATAATAGCAAAGGAGACGCATTCGTCGCTCCTCCTGGACCTACTCCATCAACAAAGGGACCAGGACCAGATAATATAGTTAACGATAACTCAACAAAGCTCGGTTTTATCACTACAGATACTTACGGGATTACGAAGGTAACTACTTCGACAGGTTCAGCTGCGATTGATATTAATCTCCCTATCTCAAAAGCGGGTGCGGGCGCGGAGGTTGTTACAATTAATACGCTCGGAGCTATGGCTCCTCTCGCGGATGGCGCGTCAGGTGAGTTCTTAAAAACAGATGGCTCTGGATCTCTCAGCTGGGCAGCTGCTGGAGGTGGAGGCGGTGGCTGGTTCGGTTCTACGACATTGCTTAAAGTAATGCCCTGTGAGTTCATGGCAAACGATGACGCGCCGTCGAGGAGTGGTTTTCAAGGCTTATATATTGAGGATGACACGAGTGGTTACTTAGGTGCAAGAGTAAACCATGCAAGTACAGATATGTATGTTATGAAGGCAATCCCTACAGGGTACAAAGTTACTCACGTACAAGTTTACGGATCAACTGGAGTAATAAACGGAGTTACTGTTAATATGTTTAGGCAAACAACAGGCGCAATAGTAGCGAAGGGCACTGGAAATATAAATGCGTTAATTGACATTACAGACGTAACATCTACAGTCTTAAATAACATTAGCGTTAAGGTTTCTCCAGGAGCTACAACAGTAATAATTTACGGAGCAGATATAACAATCGAAGCAGCATGACAATAGAAGAATTAACAGCTCTCATGGAGAAGATGGAACAGGCGTTAACACAAACAGCTGGAGCAAATCACTCGAAGCCATGATGGACGCAAAGATGTGGGGACTCAACCTATTATGGGCGACATGGGGCGCAGCTGTATGGCTCGCGGATCTTAACTATATCATTGCCATAATCGGGGGCGTGACTCTTATTTGGGTAAACGTCGAGAAGGCTATCACTCAACGAAATAAAAGGAAATGAGTTACCTCCCTTATCTCTGTATCATATTACTTAACATAGCGAATACACGTTATAAGCTCCAGACGTTTGGAAAGATGGACGGACACGATATGTTGTGTATTTTAATATCATTAATAGGATGCTTCACTTTGTAGCTTCAGAGTTTGACTCTCCCGATCTTCCTGGAAGCGGTGCGGAGTTTATGGATGAGGAGTTTCTCTCTCTATTAGATAGGGCTCGAGACGAAGCTGGTGTATCATTTAAGATAACAAGTGGCTTCAGAACTCCTGAGTACTCTATCGACTTAAAAAAACGAGGCTATCCAGTAGCTCGTAACTCGTCACACCTTAAAGGACTCGCAGCAGATATCGCTGTGACAAGCTCCGCGAATAGGCTCATTATACTCGAGAGCTTACTCTTTGTCGGATTCCGTAGAATCGGGATAGGTAAGGGATTTATTCACGTAGACCTTGACAAAGCGAAGGTCCAAGATGTTGTCTGGGTGTACTAACATCTCATTGTTAATTACTTTTATTGATTAATATTTGGTGTCGGACATAAAGTGTCCTATCTTTGTGGTATGCAAAACGAAAACACATTAAAACAATTGTACTTTCTATTAGATAATAATATGGAGGTTAATGTTTACACTTCTGATTATGAAGTAAAAAACGATAGAGGCTCTTTGATAGTTGTATGTAAGCGTAATCAATATACAATTGGCTTGCCTCATGAGGATATAAAAAAGTGTTTCACTAACAAGTGGAACGTAAGAGAAAATAAAGAATTACAAGGCTTCAATATTATAGCATCATAAATAAAAACACACAAAACACACAAAACACACAATCACATGAAGTATTTATTATTAGAAAAGTTAGATTTCGCAATCCAGGAGGAGAGCATCGCAAAAGTATCTTACAAGTCAAGATATAAAAATAACGTCACTCTCGGAGAGGCTCGCGACTTATATGATGAGCTCTGCGATGCTGAAGAGGCAACAGATGCAGCTCAACGCGATTTATTAGTAAAGTTAAGCGATCAGTATTACGCGCTTTATTATGAAGATATGAGCTACGAAGATTGCATTGATTATGCAGAGAGGCAAGTGGATAAAATTACTTACAGAATCAAAACACGAGTTAACACTAAATTAAATTAATATGAGTTTCTTGAATAACAATTACGAGAGAGCTGCAACAGGTAGCCAATATCTAAAATTTGCCCCAAACGATAAAGCGACGATTCGCATAATATCAAAACCGATGGAGGGTATAGAAGTATGGAAAGATAAAAAGCCTATCCGCTGGAAGTACTCAGGAGAGATGCCAAAGGATGCATATAACGCAGATGATAAGCCAAAACCATTCGCAGCGTTTGGAGTATGGCACTACGAAGAGAAGTGTTATAAGATATACCAGTGCTCTACTCGCTCAGTGCTTCAGGAGCTCGCAAATCTTAACGACGTCGAAGGGGATCCGTTGAGCTACGACTTGACAATCACTCGCAAGGGTGCTGGGTTAGATACAAAGTACTACGTCAAAGCGAGTCCAGCGAAAGAGCTCACAGAGGAGGTCCTTCAGGCCTCTCAAGAGTTTGCAGCGAATGTCGATCTCGAAGCTTTATTCACAGGAGATAACCCGTTTAAATAATGGATATTGATAAGCTCACATTAAGCTTCAGCAGTTTAAAGCANTTNGGNAANTCTCCAGCTCACTTCGTAGGGTACAAAAACCGCATCTTTAAGCAGTCCGCGCCTATGCGTAGAGGATGGCTNACTCACCTTATAACGCTNGAGCCTGAGAAGATACAAGAGCTCCAGGTGCTGGACGTAGCNACGCGAGCGAATAAGCAGTANAAAGANGCTGTATNNAATCACAAAGATGGAGAGAANGGAGTNTTNACAGCGCGAGAGATGCTGGAGGCTCAAAACTTAGCTCTCGCAGTTAAAGAGCATCCGCTGGCTAATAAGCTACTCAGTGAAGCTGTAGAGCTCGAGAAGCATCTCAAATGGGAGATGGAGGGCGTGAAGTTTCATGGATATGCTGACATTATAGGGAGCGACTATATCGCAGATTTAAAGATCACAGATAATGAGCCAAAGAAGATTCAAAGATGGGTGATGGATAACCTCTATCATATGCAGCTCGCGATGTATTCAGAGGCTGTATTCCCCGGGCGCGATATGACAAATTATCTCATAACAGTTGATCCTAACTCTCCACATGGAGTTGTAGTATATGAGCTCAGTAGAGAAATGATGGAGGACGGCTTAAAACAGGCACAGCTGGAGCTCACTATGTTTAAGATGTGGTATAAAGAATGGGACGGAGAAAGTACGCCTAGGAGTTACGACTTCTATGAGCGCGAAAACGAGCCAATGATATTAGAGCTTCCAAACTGGTACAAATGAAAGATTACATACTTAGAAAATACGGAACGAGGCAAAACTTCGCTGACTCTGTAGGTGTAGACGTGAGAACAGTTTACAGATGGATAAACATCAGCGCAATGCCTATGCTGAAGCACGCAGATAAAATCGTGCAAACTTCAGACACTACACGACTTGAGCTCATCGGAGAGATACTATTCAACGAAGAGCAGAAGCAGTGAGTAAAGAGTTCAAAGGGGTATGGATCCCAAAGGAGATATACCAGGATGAAAAGCTTAATCCGACTGAGAAGCTCATCTTGTCAGATATAGCGACTTTGGGCGAATACTTTAAAAGCAATGAAACGATAGCTAAAGAGGTTGGAGTATCAATTCGAACAGCTAGCCGATCAATTAAAAAACTAGAATCAATCGGATATATAGATACAAAGTTATTTGATGGACGAAATAGGGTGGTCAAATTGACTAGGGCGGTAGACAAATTGACTAGGGCGGTAGACAAAATGGCTAGGCAGCCTAGCCAAATTGACCAGGCAGCCGAGCCAAAATGGCTAGATAGTATACAACATAGTATACAACCTAGTATACATATTAGTAAAGAAGTGATTTTTCCATTTCAAAATAAGGAATTTATCGAAGCGTGGAGCATTTGGATCCTGGAGCGAAAAGAAAAGAAGCTAAAAAGCTACACTCAGAGGGGGGAGCAGTCAGCTCTCCACAATCTCCAGAAGATATCTGGTGACGATTATAAAAAAGCAATACAAATAATTAATAACTCAATTACTCATGGATGGCAAGGATTATTCGCTCTCAAAGAGCAAAAAACAAACAGACCTAAACTTGATTATGAAGCAGCACGTGCTTGGGCTCGTGGAGAGAATGGATAGCGTAGCTCGTGATCTCTCACCTCAAAAAGCATTCAGCACTGGGCTTGTTATTCAGTCAGCTCAAAAAGTAGATAAGGAGTCTACAAATATGCTCCTTTTAAGCCAATTAGAGCGACTCGTGAGAGCTGTGAATGCTACGAGGTCTTTTCAGACTCAAAGTGATTTACAGGATGCTGTAATGGATATTATAGAGATATTTCCATCGCTCAAGATGGAGGAGATACTATTGTGCTTTAAATACATACGACAAGGCAAATATGAGCTCTATGGTAATCTCACTACGAATACTTTGATAAAATGCCTACACAATTACGAGATAGAGCACACAGTGCCCTTGAGAGAGCAACAGCACAGAGAGCAAAAGCCGTACACCAATGGCATGATAGACTGGAAGCGTTTAAGCGATGCCATAGTGCTCCCTAAAGAAAAGAAGACTCTTGAGGAGGCTGGAGGATCCGTTCATTTAACCTTAGAAGATTTTAATGAAATCGCAAAAGCCCAGAAAGAAGCGTACCAAGCGCAAAACCTTAGTGAGTAACCTGGATAAGTTTTTCTCTCGCTTCGTGAGGTGGTCCAATGCTGACTCAGACGGTAACGTCAAATGTGCCACGTGCGAAACGATAAAGCATGTTAAGGAGATGCAGAATGGTCACTTTATGAGTCGTAGACATTACAGCACGAGATGGCACGTTAAGAACACAGCTCCTCAGTGTTACGGGTGTAACATAGGGAGTCAAGGGCAACAGTTTAAGTTCTCAAAATACTTAGATAAGAAGTACGGACCAGGTACAGCTCAACACATGGAGGACAGAGCAGAGCTGTCACGTAAATACACAGATGCAGAATTAAAGATATTAGCACAATACTATAAAGATAAAGTCGATGAGCTTATTAATAAACACAGCTAAAGCTGAAACAATACAAAGGAATGGAGAGAGACTACTCGATACACTCGGGTACGACTCAAGGCGACTGTATAAAGTCAATCACTCTCAAGGTATAACAAGGGAGGAGTCTCTTATTCGTGGCATTATGATGTACCAGCTCAGACAGTGCTGTGGCTATACTATGGAAGCGAGCGCGGATATATTCAGGATGGACGCTGCTTCATGTAATTACTGGTGTAATAAGATAAGAGATTATCAATCCATTAACGACGATGTAGTACTACAATACGTCGAATACATTAAGCCATGAGTTACACAAGTGAAGAGCTCATAAGGATAGCAGAGAACATTGAAGCGTTCAGAGTCCAGGAGGTAGCGAATAAGAAGCTCACAGTTACAAAGAACGAGCGATTACATTACATAGTTAAAAACCTTTATAAGATAAGTCATGGCGTATATACCAAAGAAGCAGAGGCAGAATATATATCACACTACAACTCCAGCACATGAAGGACGCACGTATAAAGAGAAACGATATAACACTCGTAGGTGGCGCAATCTGCGCAACGCTTTCATCTCCCTTAATCCTTTGTGCGCTGTTTGCAATCGACTTGCTTCTGTTTGCGATCACATTGATTCAGTCCGCGGAGGTGGATCCTTCTGGTATGGACCATTTCAAGCACTCTGCACACACTGTCACGCAGTCAAGTCAGGTAAAGAGCGTCATGAACTAAAGAAATAAATAAAAAAAGCCAGGGGGTAGGGGTTCAACAAATCTGTTGAGCCTTTCTGTATAT